GGCAAGAGTTTTTCTACGTCCTCTATTTGTAAGGCTTCCAGATACCTTTTGATTATTTCCCGGTCTTTCAGGCCCTGGCCTAAAAGTTCTTTTAACATTTCAGCTTTGAGGATTTTCTGGACATCCGTTACGTCTTTGGGATTGGATACCGGTACAACATCACAGTCTTTATCATCATAATCACTTTTGGCAATCGCATAGATCTCATCGAGCACAGTAAAATATGAGGTATCACCCAGATAGATTTTGTTCAGCCGGCGTATTTTCCTGAATTCTTCCCTGAGTGATAAATGAATGCGCTTGAGAATTGAGGTAAAAACCTGAAGTCCTTGTTCGATCAAAGCCAAAACCGTGGTTGCCGGTGTATTGGTACCAGGCTGTTGACCACTTAGAACATCAGCTTGAGAACCTAATTTCTCGCTAGCTTCAATCATCAACCCCAAAAGTTTAAACATTACTAAAGACGGTGGCTGGAATTTAAATGGTGCGAGTGCTTTATTAATATCATCCCCAGAATATGTAATTTCTATATACTGACCTGGGGTGACTCGAACTTTTCCTCGCTTGGTGCCCGATACCTGGGCATTAATAAGACCGCCACCGAGATTAGCTAATGCACCAGCATCAAGAAGCTGATTGATTATGCTGTTTACTATTTTGTTCGGATGTCCAAGTAGGATACCGAATCCCATACCATAAATTGAACCATCCGGGCTTGGCAGGAAGTCATATTTAGTGAAATATTGAACAGGTTTTATTTTCACCAATAACTTGGTTTTCGGATGGACTATTATACCGTCTTCATCGTATCTGGCTTTAATGCGGAGAACTTTAGCGGTAGTCTTGTGAACCGTGACTATAACAGGCTCTGCATAACCATCACCGTCTAAATCCCAGCGTCTGTGCTGCTCGAGGATGATGAAAGGATTATCTTCATCGGTAGACTCAGCTTGTTTTGCTTCCTGGTCACCTCGACCTAAATCAACATCCAGAAATACTCCGCTGCGTTTTCGCTCCTCCATCTCATGCGGAAACAGCTCATAAACATGAGTAATTCGCTGGGCTTTCTCTATGCTTTTGGCCCAATAGTTTATCACCACATCTTGAGGGTTACAGTATTCAGATACATTTATCTCTTCATCTGCATCGAAGAAGCTCTTTCGGAAGGTACTTCCAAGGATCGGTAAAACGGTTAGCATCTTGTCAAAATCTGGTTCCCAACCTTCCATCTGCTCTAAGAGTTGGAAACTCATGTGCTCGCCTATCCGCTTTGCTCGAGCCGCCTTTTTCCCATCAGGATCTGCGCCGATCACTTTACCTTTGACTACCTGATCATCTTTGATAATTGTAGGATACGCTCTGGCTGCAAACTGGACACTGCTTTGAGCTACAATCGGGTACTTTACGTTTGCGGCATTTTCCCAGGGGGTATCTTTCTTTTCTTCCAGCAACTTCGCCAGATCCTGAGCAATCTGAATCTGTTTCTCCCAATCGGAACGAGATTCAACATCGTTTTTATAATCCTGCACTACCCGGGCGCCGATGGTATTCAGAATATTTTCATCCATATCAACCGCGAGATTGTCAACGTCTATCTGAGCAATCAGTTTTTTTACAATGGCGTTTTGAGGTTTACTTATATCGCCGTTTTCAGTTTCAACTTCCATTTAAAGCCTCATTTACCTATCTGTGATAACTACCGACAGCCATGGCAGGACGAACACTGCTTGCAGACAGGTCCACCTGCCTTTTCCGCTATAATCTCGACAGGGAACCTCATAGTGGTTTCCTTGACGATCCGTGGCTTCTCGTAACCTTGCTTTGCCATCAGAATATCCAGTTCCAAGTTAAAAGACCAAACGCTATTCCCAGGTTGATAATACACCAGTCCAGCCAGCCCTTATAACCCATCCAGATGCGCTTCCTGAATCCCCATTGATACCAAACGCCCTGTCCATGTCTCTGAATCAGCCAAAGCCACCGGACACCACAGTTTTTCTTCGGGTCATACCACCACTCTTTCCAGCAAGCATAGATAATCCCCGGGATCCAGCAGTAAGGCAAAAACCCGAATACGAATCCGGTTGCGTAATGACCAAATTCAAGCAGATAAAGATTTGTGCTATATTTTATCGCCCCGTCTTCTGTCATTCTTCCTCAACTTACTCGCCCTTTAATTTTAATCCATAGCGATACAGAGCTTTCCTAATTTCTTCTAATGTTTTTTTACCTATGTTACGCATTTTAAGTAAATCAATTCTTTTCTTCTCCGTCAAATCTTCAATAGTCTTTATTCCAGCACCCAAGAAAGCATTATTTGCTCTTACTGATAATCCTAAATCAGTAACCATGATATTATCAAATAAGCTATACGTAATTTCTTTTCCATGAATTTTTTTTAGTAATTTTTCAAGTTTTTTAATTCTTCTCTCCAGTTCTTCGAGTTTTTTGTAAATATCGACTACTGGCATTGTAAATACTCCGTTAACAGTTTGATAATCTCCATCTGGACATCGATATTCTCCGCATCCCAGAATCGGCTAGCCAAAGTGAGATGTCGTTTCGTATGACAGTCTCTACACAGCGGAACCGAATGAGTATCCGGAGCTTTGATTCCGACTCCTGCCAGCCCTAATGATTCATGGTGCGGATCAACTGGCTTCTCATTGCAAACCAAGCAAGGTCGAGACCTGACAAATTCTAAATATTCTTCACTCCTGAAAACCATGGTTAATAACCAGTTGTCTTATCTACATACTCTCGGCTACCGGCACCGTGTTCATCATCATAATCGTAGTCGTCCTCATCAGGTTGCCTTGGTAGAACCGGTTCGGCGAACGTCAGTGCTAAACTGGTTGCTCTATCAGGGGAAGCTAGACCTCGGCTCTTCATGTCCTTTACTTTTTCCATCTGTATTTGGTCTGCTTCATTGAAACCATACTCGATGCCTGTCAAATCATCTTCCAACTTTTGATCATCATCAGGTATGGAACCGCCGGCCTCTAACCATTCTTTCATCCTGCCCCATATCTCTGCTCGTTTATTGCTGTACTTACCTTTTAATTTAGTTCCTACCTTTACCGGTATCGGTCGGCGTTTCAATTGTACCAGTCTATCAACTACTCCTGCACCAAGAAGAACACATTCTACAAATACTGCATCAGCTCGCCACGCATCCTCTTTCTGTGCGGTAAAAGATGCCGTTTGCATTGTATCGATTTCGCGGTATGACGTTTGTTCATGAACATGTAGTCCCTGTCTGACTGTTATTGACGTCTCATCATCACCAAAACGAGCAATATCAACGCCTACCACAATAGAAGCATGTCTATAAACATCAACGGTATGTCTGGCAGCCTTGGCCTTATCAACCAGCTCCTGACTAATAAACTGCATTGAGGAAGCTCGAGGAAACTGACCTTTAACACGAACTCTGACAAAATCCGAATCCTCTCCATAATCATCTATATTCCGTTGAGCATACCCCTTATCTGCCATTTTAGCAGTACGCGAATCGACCTGCTTCGTGAACCAGCGATGTCGAAACTTTTTGAAACACTGCCGAAACATTCCCGTGTTGCGTGTAGGATTTCCAAATGCAATCCAGATAGCACCATGAGTAGTCATGGCGCCCGAGGCCACTTCCCAGATTTTGTCGGGAATATTGGAAGCTTCGTCAAAGATCATCAGCACGTATTTTTCGTGCGTACCTGCAAAGGCCTCGCTGTTTTCCTTGCTCCAGGGAATCGCGGATGCAAACCAAGTTGAAGGGCTTTCCTTGCTCTTGAACTTAGTCGCCGTCCAATCAAACCAGTGTTTGTTGAGTGCCAGCTTGTGCCATTTAGAAAGCTCTCTCCAAGTTTTTGTCTCGAGCTGGACCTTGGTGTTTGCAGTAACCACGATTTGCGGATTCGGTCGTGTACTGATAAACCAGATAATGATCCAAGCCACCAGAGCTGTCTTACCGACTCCGTGTCCACTTGCTACTGCAATCTGAATCGCAGCCGCCGCAGTGATCAATCCATCACGGATTGCTGTAAGAACTTCTGTCTGCCATTCATCTGGTCCGTCTTCCTTCTCGAGCGGTGTGCCAGACTCACCCCAGGGGAAGATAGCTAACACGAATCCATAGGGATCATCGCGGTATGTTGCACAGATGAGTGCCAGCTTTTGATTCAACTTCGTCAGATTATCACTACTGGCGGTTGCTGTGGTCACCTTAAGCGACCTCTTTTCTATGATTCATTCTTAGCGATTGAGCTGGCGATATATTTCTACCCCGGTCCCGGGTCCGGCCTGTCAAGTCCTGTAGAAATAGTCGGGCGACCCTGTTATGATGGATTGATCGCTAAACCTGTTTTCCTTGAGGCCGGTTCGGTCATAGTCTTGATAATTCAGGTTTTGTTGGTTCTCATCGGCGGCTCGCGGGCCGCCGGCCAGGACCCCCATCGGTATGGTATTGTCTTCAAACCTACAAGGCCGATACGGGCCGGCGCAGGGGGACTGGAATGATTGAGGCCTGACTGTATTTACTTCTTTCCTGTCCGTTGCCGTTGATCGAGTTTCCGTGGTGACCTCGGAGTAGTTCTTTGCATCCAGATATAAGTACAAGGCCGCCAACAGTGGGTTTTGTACATCATTCAGTTGTTCTACATAGGCCGCCGATAACTCGGTCACCTCGGTAATTTGTACGAAGTCCCGTATATTTCGGGCTTCAGTGCACAGCTCAAGGTTTGTTCGGCCGGGGACGTTCGGCACTTCCCAGAAGACTATATCGGAGATTATGGAAGGGTCGGGAGCAATATTCAGATTCCCTATTGCCTCGCCGGAGCCCTCCGTAGTTCGTTGATCTGCGATAAAGACCTCGGGCGCCGTTAATGCATCATTCCCGGAAGTGAAAGCGTGAATGTGGTTTGTTGCTGAAATCAATGTGAAACACAGGAGCAAAAGCCCAATCCACGTAAACCTACTCAGCAGATTTCTTATATCCAATTTTCTCTACCTCCTTCTCAGCCCACGCCAGAAGCTGCTCCAACTGAGGTATTTCCAGCGTCTGCTTGTCGTTAAAAAGTGATAGGTGCCTCATCGTCAGCTCAATCGCCTTGAGCTTATCTGTTAGCTTAAATCGTAGCTTGTGCTCCTCGATCGATTCTATCAAAGGATTCCGAGATCTGAAAACTTTCTGGTCAGATCTTATCTCCGAAATACAGGCCTTCTGTGCAACCGTTAACTCTTTCTCTGATTTTATCGTAATCTTGCCGTCTTTGTCCCAGGTGGCATAATCCTTAATATTGGCGAATACCAGCTTGGAGAGTTCTTTCAATACCGAATCAGCCGTCAGGTTCAGACGCTCCGCTCTTGCGTCCATCAATTCCTGGATTCGTTGCTGTATCTTAACTTTTTGTAACAATCTACGAGCTAATACATAAGCCCCTTTTTGGCTTGCATTATAGCCGGCCCGTAGATATGCGGCTGAAGCATTCAGGTCAATAAGGTATT